TTGCTTGATGCAAAAAAAGAGCAATCTACTCCTCCACCCGTTACTTCTCAAAATTATGCTGTTGCTTCAGGGGCAGCCGATTATAGCGCATCTTATAATGACAGCATGCCATTCTAATTGAACAATATAGCAAAAAGAAAAAAATGTGGATGCTTACAGATTGAGAGATCTATGAGAGAGAAAAAATATTGTGCTTCACGGGTCATACCGTTTCCGGAACCTATTAATCAATTAGCAATTGAAATGCGTGCAAAGCGCTACTGCTTAACTTTACAAGAGGCAAAAAATCCACTTGCTGGGTCTTATATCGGGCGGCTGTGTTTGCAGGGTTTACTTACTCAAGAGCAGTATGATGCTGCGCAAAAATATCTTGAAGTGAGAAATGACTATTCGTGTGCAAAAGGTTTGCCAAGCGCTGTTTATGACGAAATGCCGTCATCTTCTGATGAGGCAGCAAGGGAAAAATGGGTTGAATTGGCAACAGAACAGTTTTCAAATATGCAAGAGGCGATAAGAGAGGAACAATGCCTCTATAGACAGTATAATCTTCATGCGGCTTTACAATATCTTGTCGTAGAAGATAAAGAGCTACCATATCTTGTAAGTTCGTTGCGTATTGCTCTGAATGCTCTCCAGGAATATTTTGACCAAAAAAATAAATGGTAAATGTTTTTACGTAGTTTTTTGCAGCGTGGCGTGAAACGTTTTTCTGTACAATACGTTGTATTTGTATTACAGTGAATACAAATATGAGGATTGCGTTATGACAATATCTATTCGTTTGCCAAGTGATCTTGAAACACGTTTAAATAATTTAGCTGCTAAGACAGGACGTACAAAGTCTTTTTATTTGCGTGAAATTATTGAACGTGGAATAGAGGAAGCAGAGGATTATTATTTAGCTTCACAGGTCAGAGAGCGTGTTAAAAGAGGAGAGGCACCTTTTTATAGCTCTGAAGAGGTAAAGAAAGAGCCTGGCTTGGACGATTAGATATGAGAAGCTAAGGAAATTATCTATTATAATGTTTCAAAAGATGTTGACTGTTGTTCTAATAATTCTGCTATAAATACTGCGTGAAAAAAGCTACATAATACATATATGAATATTTCAAAGCACGCTATATAAAATACAGTTCCCATAGATATAATTTCGCAAAACTGAATCCAAAGAATTAATATTTGTAGTAAGAATAAATTCGGTAGCAATTGGATTCTATCTTGGATTGGTGCTATACAGACTGTAAGAGGAAGAGTAAGCATTAAAATAATTGCTCCTACCAAATAAGGCGCAAAGGAGTGGGGAAAACATGTGGCAATTATATACGATGTAGAAAACATAATTATTAAAGTTGCTGCTGCTGCGAAATAGGATAATCCCGCTAAACGCAAGAGTAAAAATAAACTGTGTTTGGCAAAGCGAAAATAATAATCTCTTGTTTTTTCTCCGCTTTTTTTCTTAATTGCTCTATGTTTTTTAAATTCTTCTCGTTTTTCAATGATTTCGTTCCATTTGCTTTTATCCTTTGCAAAGGCATAGTCAATAGTTTCTACTGTTGGTGATATTATTGTTAATAGTACGTTTCCTACTATACTTAGTAAGGTGATTAAAGTTTCAAATATGCCCTTTAGTAATAATCCAATACCGTAAATTAGTAATATAATAATACTAATTAATATCGGGAGTATTAAAATAAAGATTGCAACTTTTATGAAAAACCACATTTTCCCCCCTTTTTTATTAATCATCAGTCGTATAATTGATTCGTTTAGATGAGGCAATTACGAGATTTTAGCTATTAAAGATACCATATTTAGATAAAAAATAAAAAAATATACAATATCGTGATTTTTTTGTTGACATGGTGTGAATAATGGTGTTTTATAGCGCTGCTGTACTGGTCGAATTGCGTCTAAAATTACAGTAGAGAGTTTCTCATTAAACCCCCTTTATGATGATATGATTGTTTAGAGCCCTGCGTTTTGCGGGGTTTTTTGTTATCTGGAGATAAGTATTGGATGACAGCAGAAAATACAAAGATGACTTCGCAACTAAAAAGAATGCCCCCAAAAGCAGGGCAAGGGCGTGTTAAAGGTGTACCCAATAAGACGACACGCATTTTAAAAGAGGCAGTGATTAAAGCAGCGGAACGGGCAGGAAGTAAGTATGGCAATGAGGGGTTGATCTCTTATCTGGAAAAGCAAGCAGTCAAATGCCCCGCGGCTTATTTAGCGTTGCTTGGTAAGATCTTGCCTTTGCAAGTGACGGGGGAAGATGGGGGCGCAATTAAGATGATAGGGCGTGTAGAAATAGCGCCTTTGGTTCATGACAACAAGACAGATTAAGATTGTACCAAAGCTTATTCCACTTTTTGTAGGGGATGCTTTGGTCAGAGCAGCTTGGGGTGGACGAGGATCTGGAAAGACAAGATCATTTGCCTTGATGACGGCTTTAAAAGGCTATCAATTTGGTATGGGAGGGATATCGGGGACTATCCTTTGTGCACGTCAGTTTCAAAATTCGTTGGCAGAAAGTTCATTAGAGGAAATTAAGCGCGCGATTGAAGCCCATGACTTTTTACAGGACTATTACAAGGTTGGTGAAGCTTCGATTAAGTCGAATGATGGTCGTATAGCTTTTCAGTTTTCTGGACTAGACCGCAATATTGCGAGCATCAAATCGATGGGGCGTATTTTGCTCTGTTGGGTTGACGAGGCAGAACCCGTGACAGAGACAGCTTGGCAGACGCTTATACCGACGTTGCGTGAAGAAGGAGAGGGCTGGAGAGCAGAGTTATGGGTGACATGGAACCCATTACGGGATAACGCCCCGGTTGAAAGACGTTTTCGCTTTTCAGACAATGAAGCGATTAAACGTGTTGAGATTAACTGGTCGGATAATCCGAAGTTTCCCAAGATCTTGAATGAAGCGCGGCTTGATGACCTAAAAAACCGCCCCGAGACCTATAAACATATCTGGGAAGGGGCTTATCTTACAGCGGTACAAGGGGCTTACTTTCAAAAGGAGATGTTGGCAGCCGAGCAAGAGGGGCGGATAGGGCGTGTTGCACGTGACCCATTAATGCAGATACGCGCCTTTTGGGATATCGGGGGGACGGGAGCCAAAGCAGATGCCACAGCGATATGGATAGCACAATTTGTTGGCAGAGAGATCAGAGTGCTGGATTATTACGAGGCACAAGGGCAGCCCTTATCAGAGCATATCGGTTGGTTACGTCACAATGGTTACGAGAAAGCACTGATGGTGTTACCCCATGATGGTGCGACCAGAGATCGTGTGCACAATGTGAGTTTTGAGAGCGCTCTCAATGATGCGGGTTTTGAAACGCAAGTGATCCCTAATCAAGGAGCCGGTGCTGTCAAAATGCGGATAGAGGCAGTGCGACGTATATTACCTTCTGTTTGGTTCAACGAGGAAATGACTGTAGCGGGTCGTAAGGCATTGAACTGGTATCACGAGAAATGGGATGAGAAGCGGAATATAGGGTTGGGGGCAGAGCATGATTGGTCGAGTCATGGTGCAGATGCTTTTGGATTGATGTGTCTTACCTATGAAGCACCACGGATTAAATCACAACAAGAACGTTATCGCGCTACAGAAAGAGAAGCGGCATCATGGATGGCATTCTAAGTCATAATTTAAAGAAAACAACAGATTTTGATGAATATGCGCTCTATAGGCGCTTAAAGTCTTGGTATAAGGAAGATGTTGATCATGTCAATGAATGGCGTGAAGAGGCGCGTGAGGATTTTGATTTTTATAATGGTCGTCAATGGGCAGAGGAAGATCTTGCTGTTTTAAAAACACAACGCCGCCCCGTTATGACTTTTAATCGTATTGCACCCCTTGTGAATGCAATTGTTGGGGCAGAACGCAATAACAAGCGTGAAGTGCAATTTCAACCACGGCAAGTAGGAGCAGCAATATCCAATGAATTGTTAACGGGAGCAGCAGAATGGTTTCGTGATGAGGCAGAGGCGGAATATGCCGATTCCGATGCTTTTCAAGATATGGTCATTTGTGGCATGGGCTGGACCGATACACGGCTTGATTATGAAACCAATCCCGAAGGAATGCCAACTATAAGGCGTTTAGATCCTCTGAAAATGGTATGGGATGCGAATGCTGTAAGACCTAATCTCGTTGATGCACAGCGTATGTGGTATGTTGATCGCAAGCCCATTGAGGATGCTAAAAGCCTTTTTCCTGATATCGCCGTTGAAGACCTTCATGCGGATTGGGCGGTTGATAGTACGACAGATTTTGAGGATTATCATGTATCGGATGCCTATCATGAGAATTCCAACGGGGCATCTGTATCAGAGCCGTTTTTGGGAAAACAGTATGTCACGCTTGTTGAATGTCGTTGGTTTGAATATGAGATGACATACAAAGCGCCTGATCTTCAAACAGGGCAGATGCGCGATTATAGCAAACAAGAGTTTGAACAACTTCAAAGGTTGGCACCACAGCTACAAGGGGTGCGTTTTAATAAAAAAATAGTCAAGCGCGCTTTTTTAGGACGGCGTCTTTTGGCAAAACCTGATAAACCATTAGCGCCTGATGGACAGCTTGGCTGGGAATGCATCACAGGGACGTTGGATAAATTAAAGAACCAGTTTTACGGTATTGTTCGTCCCGCGAAAGATCCACAAAAATGGTCAAATAAATATTTTAGTCAAGTCATGTATATTTTGAATAGTCAAGCCAAAGGTGGTTTGATGGCAGAACGAGGGGCGTTTGATGATGAGCGGCAAGCACTAGAAAATTGGGCACGAACTGATGCAATTACTTGGGTTAAAAACGGGGCGCTTACAGGAGGAAAAATCCAACCAAAACCAAGTGCACAATTCCCTAGTGGCTTTTTTCAGTTGTTTAATGAATCGCGTGAAGCAATAACGCATGTAACAGGATTATCGGCAGAGTTTATCGGAACACGGGAGGTTAACCAAGCCAATGTGTTGGAAAATACACGCCGGCAATCAACACTTAATTTGCTTGCAGGGTTGTTTGATAATCTTAAGCTTTATCGATGTCGACAGGGAAAGATTATCCTTTATCTGATTCAAAACTATCTTTCCGATGGGCGTTTGGTCCGTATTTCTGGACCAGAAAATGCGCAGTATGTACCCTTAACCCGTGAAGCTGTAACGACGCTTGAATATGACATTATTGTTGATGATTCACCGATAAGCCCCAATGAAAAAGAGAGAACTTTTGCGGCAATTACGCAGATGTTGCCGTTGCTTGGTGGTTTCATAACACCGAATATGATTCCAGATCTTCTCAAACTTTCACCATTGCCGGCAACATTGGTGGCAAGTTTAACAGCTAAGGCAGAGCAGGCACAACAAGAACAGCAGCAACAGCAGATGATGCAACAAAGTCAAGGAGCACAAATATCTCCAGAGCAACAGACAAAGATTGCAGCTTTGCAACAGGAAGCACAAGCAAAGGGAACGCTTTATCAACTTGATGCACAGCAGAAGCAAGTAGCATTACAGCAGAAAAATATTGAGCTTTTCTTAAAACAAGAACAGGCGCGCATGCAGCTTGAATTACAAAGAGCAAAGAATGAGATAGCGCAACGCGACCTAGAGCGAAAGGCGTATCGAACCCAGTTGGAACAGTATCGAGCAACAACCGAAAGAGCGCGAATCTATTAAAGGAGCAAAAGAGAATATGGAAGAAGAGTTTACACCTGAAGAGCAAGCAATTTATGATGAACAATTTGCAAGTGAGCCGCATGTTGAGCTTGTCGAGCCTGAACAAGTAAGCCAAGATTTTGAAGAAGAAGAGAACTCTGAACAGCCATTAGCAGAGCAGTCTCAACAGCAACCAAGTGATGACACATTAGAGCAAGAACGCCAAGCGCGCCAAAAAGCAGAGCAAAGCGCCATGGAAGCGCGTGAACTAGCAATAGAACTGGCGCAAAAATATGCAGCAATACAAGAAGAAGCAGCGCGACGTTCTGATGAACAGATTCCAACACTTGAAAATGATCCAAGAGCACATATTGCATGGCTTAGTCATAAGGTACAGGAACAACAGAAATTGCTTGATGAGTTTTCTCTCATGAGAGAGAGCCAAGAGCGTGCAAGGCAAGAAGAATATGAACGACAGCAATTAGGGGATTATTTTGAGGAAGCCAAAGCGCAGGTGCAAGATAAATATCCAGATTTAGACAGTATCACCGATTATCTTTATGAAATAGCAGACAATACTCTACAGGCGCAAGCAAGTCTTTTTCCGCAATGGAACGACCCCGTGGCACGGCAACAACAAATTGGTGTTGAATTGCGTCAAATATGCCAGCAATGTCAAAAAGTTGGTATCAATCCCATAGAGGTGCTTGTGCAAAAAGCAAAGGCTTTTGGTTACAGTGGAGCACCAATGAAGGACGAAGGAGGGGGAAGGGACGAAGTGGAAGCCCTTCAAGAGCGTTCTCAAGCAGCGCGGACACTTACTGCGCGCGGAGGGCAAGTTCCAACGGGGGGTATGGATGTGAGAACACTCTTTTCCATGCCAGAAGCCGAATTTGCTGTATGGGTTGAGAAAAATCCCGAAAAATTTGAACAAATTATGAGCAGAGCGTGAAGAGTGGCGCGAAGGCACGACAGAGATAGCCAAGTGATTGTTGTCATTTGGTTATGCCGCAAGGCGAGTTTTAAAAACCAAGAAAGGCATTGTTTGAGATGGCAGTAACACAAGTAAATCTTAATGACCCATTAGCCGTTGGCGTGTGGGCTAAGATGCTAAACACAGAGACTTCAAAAGCGTTACCAATTGCACCGCTGATGGGGAAAGGAAAAAACAGCGTTATCCAAGTATTGGATATGCTAGGGAAAAGTGCTGGTGACTCCGTTACAAGTGGATTACGTGTTCAACTGATGGGGGATGGCGTTAGTGAAGGACAAACGCTGGAAGGCAATGAAGAAGCACTACAATTTATGAATGAAACGGTACGCATTAATGAGCTTTCTCATGCGGTGCGTGTCAAATATGAAGGCACCATTGATCAACAACGTGTTTTATTTAATATGCGGACAGAAGCAAAAGATGGGCTTGTTGATTGGTATGCAGACCGTTTAAGCTTGATGTTCTTCATTCAGGCAACAGGTTATACAGCACCATGGATTCATTTTGAAGGGCGTACCATAACGCTTAAACCGGTTCATTATGGCTTTAATGCACCACTAGAACCAAGCAAATTGCGGGTTATTCGTCCAGCCAAGAAAAAAACGGATGAAGAGCTTACAAAAGAAGATACTTTTACATTAGATCTTATAGATAAAGCTGTTGAACGCGCTAAATTAGCAAATCCACGCTTGCGTCCGGTTCGTGTTGAAGGAAAATCCGCCTATGTGATGTATCTTCACCCAACACAAGTAACCCAATTGCGTACCAATACACAAAGTGGTCAATGGTTGGATATTACCAAAGCAGCTTATGAGGGTTCACGGTCTAAAAATCCTATCTTTGATGGCTCTTTGGGTATGTATAACGGTGTCATTTTACGTGAAGCTGAACATGTACCAAATGGTGTGAATTCAAAGACAGGGGAGCCACTGGCGTCTGTTCGTCGTGCTGTTCTGCTTGGGGCACAAAGCGTTATTATGGCTTATGGACGCGCTGGTAATGGAGCAACAGGAGGCAATGGAAAAGGGGCAACACGTTATAAGTTGGTCGAAGAATTATTTGATTATCAACGTGAATTTGGTGTGGCAGCAAAAACCATTATTGGCATGAAAAAGTCACGCTATGTTTTGCCGCATTCTGATCAAGGGGGACAAGACTTTGGCACGATTGTTATCCCTTCTTTTGCTGAAATCAGCTAACAATTTTAACTTCTTTAAAGGATGACAATGATGGCAGAAAAACCTATGGCAGAAAAGTCACCAAGTATACAGGAAAATGATGAAACAGTTGCTATGATCGATGAGGGGTTGCCTCCTATTTTACAAGGACGCAACAATTGTACACAGCAGGTTAGTTTTTGTCGAGCGCGTGTTCAATGTACAGACCAAGGGTTGATAACGAAAATTGGTGTTCTACCCCGCGGGGCTTTTATCAAAAGCATTACCGCTTACGTCATAGAGGATTTTGAAGACGTAACAGCTAATTTTGGAAAAGAGCCTTATGGTAATGATTATGGAGAGACAAATCTTTCGCAATCTAACGATGGTAATCTGTACATTCCTGCGGAGACACGAGATGTTCCATTAGAATTTGAAAATGCGATTTATATGACACGAGATAAGAAAAGCACCAAAGGGGAGGCAGAGGTGATTGTTGAATTTTACACCAATCGCTAAAGGCAGAGGAACATGAAAGACAAGGGGGGCGTTTGTTCCTTTCGTCCCCCAAATGTTTGGAAGAGGGTGATATGACAATAATCATACAGACAAGTGGTCCGATTGGAGAAAAAGGGATTATTTTTCCTCATGAGAAAAATTTCGCTCAGATGGTGAATGATATTCAAGATGAGATAGATGATCAAACGGATGAATATGTAGATCAAATTCAAAAGGCGATATTTTCTGCTTTACGCTTTTGTGAACGATTACCCTTTTATTTTAATGAAAGCCGAGAAGTTGTTTTGACCACTTTAAAGGGGAAAAGCCGTTATGGAGCAGCGGAAAATCCAGTTATTCCAAAAGCTGTACGTATTGTTGATGCTTATATTTATGAGGATAATCACAACAAATCAAAGCTTTTGCATGTAGATCCTCTTGTGATGGAGGGGGTAAATGATTGTAACAATGGCATGCCTACGCAATACAGTTATTTTGAACAAAAGCTTATCTTATATCCAACCCCAGACCGCGTCTATTCTATCAGGCTTATTCTTGATCCTATGAGGATAAAAGATATTGAGAGCACACAAGAAGCTTCAATATGGTTTTTAGAAGCTTATGAACTGATCAAAACCCGCGCAAAATATGAAATTTATACGAATATTATTAAAGAACCACAGATGGCAACAGCAGCTTTTGCTATGTTTCAAGAGCAACTTGATGCGCTTAAAATTGAGACTTCACGGCGCAAGAATTTGTTAAAAATTCAACACACGGATTTCTAATGACTTTTATTCCTATTGCTGAGTTTAGACCAGATGTGGCATTTATTAATAGTGGTTATTCCAATGAGATAGTGAACGTTTTACCAGCCCCTAATTCCTATATTCCATTTCCCAATGTTGCACCGGTTTCAGAGCCTTTTCCCGATGTTATTTTAGGGGTCTATGCTGTACGGTCATTGAGTGGTGTACGCATTATTGTAGGTTCACCGACAAAGCTTTATGCCTTTGATAACAGCACACGGGGCTGGAAAGACATTAGCAAGTCTGGCATTGAATATCATGCCAATGAAACGGCACCTTGGTCTTTTGCTGCTTTTGGTGATTATATCATTGCTGTTAATAACAATGATGCACCGCAAGTACTGTCATTAAAGACGTCGGAAAGATTTGAGGATTTAGAAGGAAACCCTCCACGTGCTGGGCTTGTGCGTATTTGGGGAGATTTTGTCTGTTTGATGAAATTAACAGACAAGCCCAATCGTGTTCATTGGTCTGGTCTTAATGATGCAACACACTGGAAGGTTGGTGAGAAAAATTGCGATTATCAGGATTTTCCAGATGGCGAATATGTGCAGGGTGCAACACAAGCAACCAATCCGCTTATTTTTATGCGCTCTGCCATTTATCATGGAACCTTTGTTCCAGGGTCTAAAATAATATTTAGCTTTGTAAAGATAAAAGATAAAATAGGAGCCAAAAGCAGTACGGCAATTGCAAGTCGTGGCGATTATACTTTCTTTGTTTCCGATGATGGTTTTTATCAAATCAATAGTACCGGTGAAATGTTGCCTATCGGTTTTGGTAAGGTCGATAAGACTATCTTTACGCTTTACAGTAACTTTGCCATTGATGAGATAAACGCTTGTATTGATCCGGTCTATTCACGTGTTTATTTTTCTATAAACGACGATATTATGGGGATGAATATCTATGTTTATGATTGGTTGCTACAGATATGGAGCGTTATTAGAGGACAAAAACTTCTCTTATTTCCTCTTTTTGCAGCCGGATACACCTTAGAAGGGTTAGACGAAGTAAAAGAGCGTTTGAGAGATTTACCGGCTTCTCTTGATAGTAAAATGTGGCAAAATGGCGCGCCAATATTGGGAGCATTTATTCCCAATAATACCTTTGGTTTTTTTGCAGGTCCGCCTATGGAAGCTGTCATTACTTCACAAATTGTGGGGGATACAGGAAGACAGATAAATCTGATGAGTGAAGCTTTTGTTCAAGCAGATACGACAAATGGCTTTTTAAGTGTTGGGGCTGCTTTTATCATTGATAATAGAAATAAATTAAATTGGGCGAAAGAACGTTATGCGGGCTATAGCAGTGGGATGTACAATATCCGCTCTAGGGCGCGTTATCATGCTTTGCGACTTAGAATACCTGAAGGCACGCCATGGACTCATATAACAGGCTTTGATGTGACATTGAAACCCGCAGGCATAAGATGAATTTCAAAATTTATAACACGGAAAAATGGAGTGCTGAAAAAATGGCACCCTATTTAGATAATGTTATCAAATCAATATCTTATTTTCAAAAAAAGTTTCCTGATGACTATACCACGCAGAGCATTTTAAACGATATTTTGAAAGGGGAAAAGCTTCTTTGGATTATCGTAGATGAGAATGAAAACTTTATGGCGCATGTTACAACAGAACTACAAGAACTCGTTACTGGAGTTTTGCGGGCGGTTATTGTCACACTTGGGGGAAAAGGAGGGAAGACATTAGCAAAGCTTATTTCCCAAATTGAAGCCTATTATAAAGAAAAAGGAGCGAAAGAGCTTATCATTATCGGTCGGCGTGGGTGGGAAAAGTCGCTTAAATCGCATGGATATTTCGTTAATCTTTTAGAATATAGAAAGCAGCTTTAATATGGGAAAAAGTTCAAAACCAATTCAGACGACGCAAAATACCACACAAACAAATGCACCACCTGAATGGGCAAAAGGTATCTTTCAACGTGCAGCTCAAGATGCCATGAATTTTTATAATCAAGGCAGCGGAAAGGCTGTTTATGAGGGGCAGCGTGTTGCAGGTTTAAGTGATCAAACAAAAAACGCGATTAATGGGCTGAATAACAATGCCTATAATTATCAAAACAGCACTTTAAATGGATTGGCAACAGGACAAAATGTCACAAGCAAAAATTTGAATGACATGGCTTCTGGGCAGCAGATAGGCAATAATCCTTATTTTAATGAAGCCCTTCAAAACGCTTTAAACAAGGCAACAAACTCTATTAATAGTTCTCTAGCAGGAGCAGGGCGTTATGGTTCTGGGGCGCATACGGGTGTTTTGGCAGATGAGTTGGGGGGTATAGCAACAGGGGCATTGTCACAGCAATATAACCAAGACGTCAACAATATGATGAATGCCAATAGTCTTATTGATCAAGCCAATCAAAATCAGTTGGCTGGTGCTAATAACTTTTTTCAAGGTCAAAGTCAGGCAAATATCAATGCTTTGGCTGGTGGTAGTTTGATGGATGCTAATAAGCAACGTCAATTAGATGAAGAGCGCCAAAAATGGGAGCAGAAGAACAATCTTGATTGGGATCATTTAAGCAAGTTGCTTGCAGCGGGGGGAGCTGTTGCTGGAAACTATGGAACACAAACGGGGCAGACAACACAATTTACGCCGCAACCAAAACCCAATCCATGGGAAATTGTTGGAAATGTTGGAACCATTCTTGGTACTTTTGCTGGGCTTAGCGATAGAAGAGCGAAAGAAAACATCACAGAAGCTGGACAGAGAAATGGCTATCAACTCTATGAATATAACTACAAGGGCTTTCCAGAGCGTTATCGTGGTGTGATGGCACAAGACCTTTTGAGGACAAAACCTGAAGCGGTTATCTATAATGATACCACAGGCTTTTTGCACGTTGATTATGGAAAACTTGGATTTGAAATGGAAAGGGTGCAATGATGTTTTTGCGAGAAGAATTAAATGCACTAGAGCGTGAAAAAGCCTATAGAAAGCGCAAAGCATTGGAACACGCTGCTTTTAGTAGAAACCCTTTTGAGAAAACTGAAGGGGAAAATAATCCACAAAAACTGAATCTTATAGAGCTTATTCGTGGGACTGAAGGGGGAACACAAGAGGTAGGGAAAAAAACGCCAGCAGAGTTAATTATGTCTACGGATGATTTAAAACGCCAAATGCCCCCTTTACCGGATGTTTCAAAGGATACTGTTAAAATACAAGAAGCACCAGAGCAAGATACACGTGGTTTTGCAGAGCAGAGCGGCATTCAATCAATGATTCTTCAATCTCCATTTGTTGCCAATATTGATAAACCGAATGAAGATGAAGCAGGGCGACAACAAAAAGAGGCGATGAATTATATTGCTCAACTTAATGAAAAATCTATGGCAGAAAAACCTTTGGAAAATGATTCAGAAAATGATCAAGAAAGTTTTCTTAAGGCGCCGATACCAGAAGAAAAATCTTTGAATGCACATTTGCCAGAAGAGGAACATTTAAGTGCAAGTGATGGTCTTAAACAGAAAACAGATTATATAAATTCACTTGATAATTTTGTACAGACAGGTGCAAATCCAAAGAGCTTATGGGACCGTTTTAGACATTCAGAATTTTCCGAGCATTTAATGGATTTTTTTGCGGGGCTTGCGTTAGGAAGAACACCACGGGAAAGTTTTTCAAATGCATCTATCCTTATGCGGCAGGGCAACAAGGAACGTGCACAACATCAACAAACTTTGCAATTTTTACAGTCTAAAGGATATAGTGATGAAGATGCGCAAGCGATTATGCAATATCCAGATCTTGCCATGAAAATGATTGGCAGTACGTTAAGTCCTCAAGCAAACGATAGTCAGAAAACTTTAGAGTTTTTGCGTTCAAAAGGGTATAGTGATGAAGATGCACAAGCGATTGCACAGTATCCAGATCTTGCTCAAAAAGTCATAGGGAGCACGTTAAGTCCTCAAGAAGGTTATAGAACACTCACAGCAGAAGAAAAGGCAGAACAGGGATTGCCAGAGGATATGGCTTTCCAAGTTTCAACAAGCACAGGGAAAATTATACCCGTACAAGGGGGACAGCGTTCTACAGCTTCTGGATTAGGAGGGGATATGAGTAGCATGCTGTCAAAGCCTGAAGCTGGCTATATGTATGTTAAGGATGAAAATGCAGCCGGTGGTGTACGTGCGATGCTAATTACGGGCAGTGGTGCAGAGCATAAATTAATCCAAGAGCAGAAGAAGCAGGAGCGTGAAGAACAGCAATTGCAAATGCAAATTCTGGAAACAGCGGATAGGTCAAATCGTATACTCTCGGCATCTAAAGAATTGCTAGAAATTGTTGAGAAACACCCACATGTTGTTGGTTTCACGGGTTCTTTGGGGTCGTTTGTTCCTAATTCTAAGGCAAAAGATTTTGGTCATATGCTTGATTCATTAAAGGCAAGTATCGGGCTTGATGCCTTGAGAAAAGCAAAAGCATTTTCACCAAATGGCGCATCTGGCTTTGGGAATTTGTCGAATATGGAATTGCAAGCTTTACAAAACTCTGTAGCGGCACTCTATCAAGATCTTACCGCAGAACAGATGAAGAAATCTTTAAAAACCGTTATCGATACTTTCAATAAATCGAATGCAGCAACGCGGGCAATTCTTTTTGGTGGTGCAGAGGCAACATACGAACTTGTTCGCGCTGCTTATGGGGAAGATGCTTATAAGAACAATAATACGCAGCAAGAGCGAAATATGCCGGAATTCGTAACACGAGCAGAGCAAGTAAAAGCGATGAAAGAAGGTCAAATTTTTATTGATCATAATGGCTACATTAGAAGGAAATGAACAAATGGCTGAATTGAGACGCCCTATTCCTGATAAAAATGGTGAAATTGGTGAAATTATTGGACATATTTCAGATTTCAAAAATGGTAAGAATCCCCTTATTAACTCTGTTGATAAGGAGTTAATTGATACCAATTATTACAATTCTCCTATTATTGGTCATATTACCGATAAAGATATATGGGGAAAAATTGCAGCAGCCCAAAAGAATGATCCATTAAAACAGCGTCAAAGTGTTTTGCCAAATGAAACAATGACAGAAGAAGAGGGGCCACACCCAAGTGCTACTGGTGCTCTTGGTTGGGGAGCACTTCACGGGTTAACCTTAGGCTATGATGATGAACTGGCGGGAATATTAGCGGCAGGACCTATTAATTATTGGAGGGGAGATAAAGATGCGGTCAAAAAATATAATGAAGTGACAAAGCGATGGCGGGATTATCAAAGAGCGGCGAACCGAGATCATTTTTATGCGTCTCTTGGCGGGAATATAACCGGTGCTGTAGCGGGCATGTTTGGTCCAGGACTTATTGCGCGCGTACCCGCAGGAATAAATGCTGTTGCTCGTTCTGCGCTTGCTCTTTCGAAAGGTCGATCAGCAGCAATGGGGGCAAAAATAACCGGTAAAGCTTTTTTAGACGGGACAAAACAAATTGCAAGATATGCAGTAGAAAAAACAGCAGGGAATCAAACAGCAGCTGCAGGAGCACAAATAACCAGTAAAGCTTTAGCAGCAGGAGAAAGGGCGTTGCAATCTGCTCTAGTAGAGGGAGCAGAACGAACAGCGGCAAAGGCGGCGGGTGAAGCGGCGATGAAGGCTGTAGCAAGTAAAGAGGCGGCAAAGTTTAGCTTAGGGCGTGCTGTAAAAACCGGCGCCATTTATGGAGGGATAGCAGGCAGTGGTGAGGGTGAGGGGCTTGGAGATACTTTAGTGTCTGCTGGGTTTGGTGCAGGGTTAGGTGCTGCAACGCCATTTGTTGCCAGTGGTGTATCAAAAGTAACACCTTTTATGACAAAATCACTTAAAGCAGCATTGAGAGGTCCTATAAGTCCAGCTGAAATGGCGGCAAAAGCAGCGCAAATGCCAGAAAAAGAGGCATTTCAAATAAGCAATAGAGCACTTAGAGATGTAAGCCGCACCTTAGGGGATGAAGGTGTTGATAAGCTTGAGAGTGCATTAAGACAGCGTGGTCTTGATTCAATGATTATTGATCTTCATGATGGTCTTTCTGCGAGAGCTTTTAGGGCGGCAAAAAAAGATTCTGATACCTATTCACTCATAAGTAATCGTTTGAATGAAAGACAAGATGCGAGTGCTACACGGGTAAAGGATGCATTGACAGAGGCTATGGGGGCTAAAGTAGATACACTTGATTTAAAGAAAGAAATTATCAAGCAGGCACAGAAAAAAGCTGAACCATTTTATGAAAGAGCAAAAGCTTCACCCATTTCCAATGCTGTTCGTGAAGATTTATCGCGCTTGCAAGAAACCCCCGCTTTCCAAAAAGCATACAAAAAAGCAATTGCACAAATGCCCAATGAAGTGGATGCAAACGTTATAGGGAGCAATGGATATCCAAAGCTGAATATGCGGATTTTACATAAAATGAAAGAGGTTTTGGATGACCAAATTAACGCTGCTCGTATCAAAGGAAAGTGGGGATATGCTCGAGATTTGACTGATTTCAAACAACGCATTTTGGATGTTTTGGATACGTCATCTCCAGATTATACGAAGGCACGGAAAATTTATTATGACGAGCGTACTATCGGGGATGCCTTAGAACAAGGAAAACAAGCTCTAAAGAAGAATGTTGATCTTGATACAATCAACAGTCAACTTTCAGATTTGGGGTTAATGGAAAAAGATGCCTTTCAAAAAGGTGTACGATCGCAAATAGAGCATGCCGCTGGTAATGCAAGGAATTTTGAACATAATCTTTTGAGTTTGTTTGACACAAAAAATGGTCAAGAAAAATTACAGCAGGCTTTTGGTGAGGATAAAGCAAAACAGCTTATGAAAATTTTACGACCAGAAGTGGAAAGAACAAGGCTTTTTGCACGAATGCCAAACCATATGGGGGAAGCCGAAGAAAAGGCAGTAGAACAAGCCGTAAGTGGAGGAAAGCTTCACCTTATCAAGGCAGCCATAACAACTTTCGCAAGAGAATGTTGGCGCAAACTCTTAGGCGTTCATAGAGAGACTGAAAGAGATATTGCGGCTCTCATAACAGCGCAGGAAAAAGGGGAGTTTGGGTTGGCAAGAGAAAAAGCCGTTGAATTAATTAAGAAGTTTCACGAAGCGGAAAAGAAACGCTTAATCACTAAAGAAGATCACACAAAATTCATTAATTTCCTTGGCATTATTTTGAATAGCAGTGCTGATAGAACGGTTATAAACTAATGATCAATTTTCATCCCAATGTGCAGCGTGCCATTTCACAGGCAGCAGAAAAATATGGTTTGCCAGAAAGCTTTCTTGAACGGGTAGCCATAATAGAAAGTAACGGTAATCCCAATGCAAAAAATAACAAAAGCAGTGCAGGGGGACTGTATCAATTTCTCGATTCAACAGCAAAACAATATCAACTCAATGATAAGTTTGATCCCTTTCAAGCAACCGATGCTATGGCACGGTTAACGAAGGACAATACACGTTATTTAGCCACAGCATTAGGCAGACAGCCTTCAGAAGCAGAGCTTTATCTTGCACATCAACAAGGACCAGCAGGGGCTGTAAAACTTATCAAAAATCCAAAGATGCCAGCAAGCCAACTTTTAGGGCGTCAAGCAGTTGTCCTTAACGGGGGAAATGGGGAAGCAACGGCAGGGGATTTTATGAATCATATTTATGGGCTTTACAATAAAACAGCAGAGGCTTCGAATGGTATGACACAACAAAGCCAAGGCAATTGGCAGAGTGCACCAAATGAAGTCTCTCCTTTGCGTGGGATTGAAAGGCTGAAACAGGCGGTGCAGGGTGATCAATCAATGGCATATGATATGGAATTACCAAACAGAATAATGGCACCAGAAAGTGGAGGTGATCTAACAGGACAGGCTATGAAAACCCTGCCATTGCAATCAAATGCTGTTGATACCGGTGCTTTAAAAAAGGGGATGATGAATCTGGTTGATTTGATCAGACACAATGCAGATGCACAAAATCAAAAAGAACAGATGATACACCAGCAAATGATGCAACAACCAATGATAGCAGGGTTTTCTTCATCTGGAGCGCACCCTACCGATTTAACGCCCTTAATTGATCCGTCAAGGCAAAAGCCTACGCATGCATATGGGCGGCAAAAAGAAGAACAATTACGGGAAGAGTTATTAAGAAGGATGGGGGTTTATAATGTCTGATATTTACGACTGGTCATTGATAGCTGATAAAAATGCTCATTCAGATAGAACGATTAATTGGGCTGAAGGTCAACCTCCTAGTTCTGTTAATGATAGTGCACGGGTGATGATGCAGCGTGTGCGTGAATATCTTGCAGATAATGGCGGCTCTCTTAATGCAAAGTTTATTGTGAATACAAAAGACAAAACAACATCAATCACACTTACGACGGCTTCATCTATAGAAAAATATAAAAACGATATTATTGTACGCTTTAAGGCACGGGGTGTAAATGTAGGACCTACAACAATAAATATAAATAATATAGGTGCAAAGCCGCTTTATAAAATAACGGCTACCGGTGTTATTCCGTTAGAAGGGGGAGAATTACAAACCAGTGGTATTTATGAAATTGTCTATAATGATGATGCCCCAACAAAAGAATGCGATGGTTGGTATCTTTTAAATCCTACACCTTTGCCACCACCAAAGATAGAAACATTCCCTTCAGGTTTTATTGCGACATTTGCGATGCAACGCGTACCAGATAATTGGCTTTTATGTGATGGTGCAATCTATGAACGCAAAGATTATCCGCAATTGTTTAAAGCAATAGGGGATAAATGGGGGAAAGAGAGCGATACAACCTTTAAAGTTCCAGACTTTAGAGGCATGTTTTTGCGCGGCTTTGATGATGGACGCGGTTTTGATACCGGTAGACAATTTGCTGATATACAGAAGGATTGCATAAAATCACATACACATGTTGCTACCATTGAAGAAGCAGGGCAGCATACACACAAGTTTCAGTATAAAGGAGTGGGCTGGAGTGCCAATGATATTGGTAGAAGAAACCCCTCTTATCACTATGAAGTTATTACGGGAACAACAGATCCTGCTGGTGCGCATACGCACAAAGTATCTCTTTCTTCAACAGGTGAAACAGAAACACGCCCCGTTAACGCGACAGTGGTTTATGCCATAAAAACATGAGGTTTTCCGATGATCAATCATTTATCCGCTATTGATGATATTGCGGACGCGGAACAAATTCGCGTCCTTTTTTATGCGAGCAATCAAATGGTTCATGCCCCTTTAAATAAGGTTCTTGATCTTATTAAAAACGATAGACAGCATGATCTTTTAAGCGCTTTGGAAGACTATCAAAAAGCGACAGACAAACGCATAGAGACCATGCAAAAAACCATTGATGAATTGCGATTGCAATATCGCATGCTTCACACTCAGTCTTAAAAAACAAACTTACTTAAGGAATGAAATGCGATGCCTCTTTCCTATCATACACATACATTTAAGCTTGAACCAGCAACAAAAGAAGAAGTCAAAGAAGGGATTTTAGACGATATCGTTCTTGCTCCTATTTCTGTTGGAAGTGCTGCGGCTTATCAGGTGGAATATTTTGCGACTGCTGCTCAGGGAAAAAAAGCTGATGATGCGGTAGCTAAAAGAGATATTGGAACACTTGCTTACAAAGATAAGATTACTGTTAATGATATTGAAGTCAGTGGTGAAGCCCGTGAAAATACGATTTTATCTGGCGATGGTTGGATAAAGATATCGCCTTTGGGGATTGGTGATATGAAGACGAGCACATATGATCCAAATCATGTAAAGGCAGATGCATTTTCTATGGAAAATATGAGTGAGGGTCTTACAAAAAAGATCTTAACTCAAGAGGAAAGAGCAAAGTTACAGTGGCTAAGCCCTACACAGCCAACAACAGAAAAGTGGTATAAGGCAAGTGAAAGTGTTTATTATCCTATATCCCCCTTAGATCTCAAAAATACGATCACTTACTTTGCCTTATCGAAAACACTTGGTATGTCAAAATCAGTTTATGATCCGGATAAAATAGCAAAAGATGCTTTTGATATGGATCATATGAAAGAAGGGAAAAAGCATCTTATACTCACATCTCAAGAACGTGCACAGATTACAAAAATTGATAAAGTTGAAAATGATGTACAACATGCAGAGGAAATTGCACAACAAGGGATACATGCAGCCAATGAAGCAAAAGATGTGGCAAATGGTGCATTAAATACAGCAACCGATGCAAAAGCTTATGCTTTAGATTCACAAAAGACCGCTAAGATTGCACAAGAAACAGCGGATAAGGCAAAAGCTGATGTTATCATTGCACAAAAGACAGCCGATAAAGCGCAAGATACAGCGTATAAGGTGCAGAAGAAAGTTGATCTCATTCAACCTCTTGAAAAACAAGATTGGATTGATGGTACAAAAACAGTTGATGCATTGATATCTCCTATCGATTTGCTTGCTTCAATTAAAGCCAATAGCTTAAACAATAGTGGTGGAAGCAACGGTAACGACAGCAATAATAGTGGATATAGAAAACCTATTGAAATCCTTATGACAGAAAGTGGCGATATCCCTTGGCCAGAAGGAACGACTGATGAGACAGAACTTGAAATATGGGCTTGGGGTGGTGGCGATGCTGGGGAAGATAGTCTTTATGGCGGCTATGGCGGTCAAGGTGGTTGTGGTGGTTGTTGTACGTATGTAAGAACAAAGAAAAAATTTCTTGGAAAGAGTGCAGTGCGTATTGGAAAAGGCGGAAAAGCTTCGTAGTCGTCCTGCAGGCGATAGCACAGTAGTTGGTCAATTTATTAGAGCTTTTGGTGGAAAAAGCACAAGTAAAACCTTATCAAAAAGGCGTGTTTAACGGTGAAGATGCTAAAGATGAAGATGGCGGTCGTGGTGGAGATGGCTTTCTTGGCGGTCATGGTGGAGGGGGTGGTTATGGTGGTGGCATTGGCGGTCGTGGTGGCGATAATTTTTTATCTGATGGTGGTTGGGGCGGTCGTGGCGGCGGCGGTAAAGGCGGTCATGGTGGTGATGGTGGGAGTAGTGTTTATGGTTTAGGCGGTCATGGTGGCGGTGGTGGGAGTAGTGTTTATGGTAAAGGCGGTCATGGTGGTAATGGTGGGAGTAGTGTTTATGGCGGCGGCGGCGGCGGCGGCATTGGCGGTCATGGTGGTGGAACTGTCAGTAAAGACGGTAAAGGTGGTGATGGTGGGAGTAGTGTTTATGGCGGCGGCGGCGGTGGTGGCGGTAGTTATTATAATGGTCAAGTTGGTAATGGTGGGCATAGCATGTGGGGCGGTCATGGTGGTAAAGGCGCTTTAGCTCCTAAAGAGAGTAATGGACTTTATGGTGGTGGTGGTGGTGGTTATTTTCCCGGAAAAGATGCTACGTCCTCCTCTTGTGGTGATGGTGGTGATGGTGCTGTATTAATCAAGGTATATTTATAGAATGGAATTGGAACGATGGTACGGAAAATAAATAAAGATTGTCTCGATTGCTTAAAAAGATGGGAAGGTTTGCGATTACATGCTTATCAAGATGTCTCTGGTGTTTGGACAATTGGTTATGGACATACGGGGAAAGCTGGTAAGCCAGCGGTTGTTGAAGGCATGGTCATTACAGAAAAAAAAGCTGAAACCATGCTTTTAGCGGATTTGCGGCAATATGAACAAGCTGTAGAAAAAGCAGTTGGTGTGATTTTGAGTGACGAGCAGTTTGGTGCTCTTGTTTCCTTTTGTTATAATGTAGGCATTACAGCTTTCCAAAATTCGACACTGCTTAAGAGACTTAATAAAGGCGATTATGAAGCAGTGCCAACCGAATTGCAGAAATGGACGAAAGCGGGAGGCAAACGTCTCCAAGGTCTCGTACACCGGCGTGCAGCAGAAGCAGGGTTATGGGCGAAAGGGGCTTATATTTCCTCTAATTATCAAACAGTGCAAACCAAAGAACCAACAAGCTGTTTCAAAGCAGAAGCTCTTGCACCCATTATTGGTTCTTTTTCAGGTTTTGGTGGTTTTTTAGCGGGCAATGGTCCAGTGCAATGGGCTTTCGCGACCATTATGGTTTTAGCCGCATGTGTAGGCATTATCTTAGTGGCAAAACGTTTTCAGGAGCAGCGTTTGTGATCTTATGGATGAAAAAAAATCTCATGCTAACAGGTGCGGCTTTAGCCGTTTTTTTTATGGCTTTAGCCAAAGCTTTTCACCTTGGTAAAAAAACAGAACAACGTAAGCAAACAGAGAATAACTTAAAGGCAGCGAGCACACGGTTTGAGGTAGAAAATGAAGTTAATCGGAAAAGTGATGTTGATGTGCGCTCTGAACTCTCTCGTTGGATGCGCGATAAATAAGCATGTCTCTTGTGTTGGTTGGTTACCCATTTATTTGGAAAAACAAGACGTTATTGTTGTCACTCCAAACTTAGCAAGAGAGATTTTAAAACATAATAAGCAAGGTGAACGCTTGTGTGGGTGGAAACATGGTTAGAAAAAAAACGACAAAACACACAAAGCTTACAGAAGCAGAAAAAAGAATGCTTCAAGAAATGATGCATACCTATCAAAATATGAAAGTAATGTCACGTTTTATGAAATGGATAGCATTTTTCATCTTTTTATTGATTCTTGATTTTGCACGTCTCATGGATGCGGTAGATAATGTTATTGCGCATTTAAAGCAGTGGTTTTCAAAGAATTAGAACACATAAAACTTTTTTCCTTTAAAAAATATGACAAAACAAGATTTTACACAGACACTGTTTGCGTGGATGGGTGGAAAACACTATCTACGTAAGAAAATTATACCGATTTTAAATAGTATTGATCATGAAACCTATGTTGAACCGTTTTTAGGTTCAGGGGGTATTTTCCTAAACAAACGACCAGCAAAATATTCAGTTATTAATGATTTGAATGGAGAGATCACGAATCTGTTTCAGTGTGTTCAAAATGACTTTGATGATTTAGCCAAACGATTGGAGTGGTTTGTTTGTTCAAGACAGTTGTTTTTTGAACTTGCGGCTATTGATCCCAATAGCCTTACCAAAGTTGAAAGAGCGGCGCGCTTTTTATTTCTTCAACGTTGTGTCATGTATGGGAAAAAAGATTACGTATCATTTGGCTTTGCAAGAAAAAAAACGATAAGCTTTAATCCCGACAAGCTTTTAGCAAGAATGCGACGTGTTAGACAGAAGCTTCTTGATACGGTTATTTTAAATTTATCATGGGAACGGGTTGTTGAACTTTTTGATGCACCCGATAGTTTATTTTATTTAGACCCGCCTTATCTTGTAAAGAAGAAATGTTATAGCTCTGGGAATTTTGTTAAAGATGATTTTGTGAGTATGGCAAAAGTTCTCAAAGGCATTCAAGGTAAATTTGTCTTGAGTCTGAATGATTGTGATGCGGTTCGAGAGATCTTTAAAGATTTTGACTTTTTAGAAGTTGATACCGTTTGGACGGCGGGTATGGCAAAAAAAACACCTCGAAAAGAAGTCATTATTCGCAATAATTGA